TCAATAGTCCTTATCACTCTTTCAACTAAATCTCCACCATTATTTACTTCGGCTATGATTTTATCTGCATCATATTTATAATAAGTTTCAACTGCCATCTTTGCCCATTGATCAGGTGTGTATCTACCAGTCACATCATCTATAACATAAAATTTTTCATCAGTACCTTTAGCACAAACTACTATTCCTGTTTCATCTGAATTTTTTTTGCTAGTAACTGCTGGATCAATAGCAACTACTGTTCTTGTAAAGTTTGGTATTATATCTGTTGTTTTAATGAGTGCTTTACTAATCATATTACGATTCCATAAAGCACCCTCAACATCTTCTAAAATTTCAGCGAATAATTCTTGTCTGCCCAGCCGAGTTCCTTCATACTTTTCTTTTAACTTTTTAACTGCGGACTCTGCAAGATTATCCTTATTCTCAAAAGTGCTACCTCTCGTTACAAGAGAATCTTTATTCATTACTAATTCTTTTATTAAATCTGTTGGCTTGGGTGTCGTTGTTATTATTACTTGTGGCTTGTCACCAAGTCTTAATCCAAATAATAATTGATCCCATGCTTCTGCATTTTTCCAACTTCCTAACTCATCACACCATGCTCTATGAAATTGTGGACCTCTTAATCTGTCTGGTTGTTCAGCAGAAAAAGTTTTATAAATAGTTCCATTCTTAAGAGTAAGTTCTCCAATACTTCTATTCCAGTTCTCAATATTATCTGTATCAATACAACCTAACAAACCAGATACACCCTCTATACAAGTATCACGACCATCTCCAAATGTAGGAGTTACTATCGCTATCCTAGAATTAGGTCTAGTCAATCCATAAAATGCAACATCTTGTGCACCTGTTCTAGTCTTACCCCAACCTCTACCAGCTAATATTAACCAAACATTCCAATCTCCTTTAGGAGTTATTTGTTTCTTTCGTGCTGTCTTGCACCAGTTCAGGTGCTTCAATAATATTTTCTGGTTTGGTGAAGTTAATCTCGTCAAAAACTTTTCGGATTTCAATAAGCTGTCTTTCCTCTCCGAATAATTTATCTCCGTCTTTTCCTGTAAGTTCATGATAATTTTTTTCTTTCCAACCTGCTTGTGTCTTTAACCAAAATATCTGTGCAACCACATTACCATCTTTTGCTTTTTTAAACAAGGCTTGTGATATAACTGCATTTGCTCTAGCTTTACTCGTATCTAATTCTTTTCTAAAATTTTTTCTTAAAGTAGGTTCACTTATTTTAACTATCTGTGCTATCAGGGTTTGTGTTACCCCAGCTATCGTTAATGCTTCAACTAATTTAGCATCATCTTCTTTTTTTATATAAGGTGGTCTGCCTACTTCATTATTTTCTGTTGTCATATTCCTTTTTTATAAGCGAAAAAAATTATTAATGCACTATATATAATGATAATTAATAGAAAATAACACTTAAAATTAACTTTTATTACGAAATTTATTAATATCTATGAGTTATTGTTAAAAAGTCGCTATTTTACTGACTTATTTAACTAATAAAAATTAATAAAAACTATTATTTTACTTTTATTTCCTTTAGAAATGATTATAATATTTAATATAAGAACAAAAAAAAGAGCAGTTTATATTTTTAACCTCTCAAAACTATAAATAAAATAATTCAAGTTTAGGGTGCTTTTTGTCTAAATCGTCAAATGCTCTGGTTTACTGGTCTTGGTGTTCTTTATCCTAAAAGGTTTTAGCCTACTTAAATAATACTTTTGTTCTTATATTTCAAATAACTAAACTAAGGAGATGATTATGACTCATCAAGTAACTGTGACAGTAATTCATCAATGCAAAAAATGTAATGATGAAGGAGTAAAAATAACTAATGACACTATTGTCAAATGTTATGATTGTAACACAATAAAAAATAATCAAGATGCACAATCTTGGTTTGAAATAAAAAATGATAACAGGATCGGTATTAAATCTGGTGTTCATCTTACACAATATCCTGGTCAACCATGGGAGAGAATATAATGTCAAAATATACTGATACTAAAGCCAAAGAAATCATGGAATTAGTGCTAGCAGAAATGAAAACTGCTGGTACTAACTTTATGTCAGCATGGGTTAAAAGTGGTATGCCAAGAAGCATTCATGGTAGAGTTTATAGTGGAATAAATTTATTTCAACTATGGGCTACCAAACAGTCTAAGGGTTTTGAATCAAATACTTGGGCTACTTTTAATCATATCAGAGGTTTAAAAACTTCTGATGGCGAACAAGGTATGGTTAAGAAAGGTGCTAAAGCTACTTTTGTGTGTGGTTTTTTTAAATCAACTTACAAAACTATACCAACTCGAGGTGCTAACAAAGGTCAAGAAGTTGAAAAGGATATGTTACATTGTAAATTTTATCCTGTTTTCAATCTGGATCAAACTAATATCAAAGATAAGGATTTAAATGTTCCCTATCTTGCTAACGATATTGAATCAGTTGAAACTTATATTGCTAACACTAAAGCAAAAATAAGAATCAGTACTGATAATTTTGATTCAACTCTTAACGATTCTTGTTTTTATTCACCCTCTATGGATTATATCCACATGGTTGATAAAAAATGGTTTGTTAAAACTCAAGAATCAAATGCTACTGAAAACTACTATACTGTTTTACTGCATGAACTTACGCATTGGACTATGCACAAAGACAGATGTAATAGAAGTTTTTTAGAGGAAACTAAAAAAGAAGATGGAACTTCTGATCCTAAATCAGCTTATGCTATGGAAGAGCTTGTTGCTGAAATGGGTTCTGCGATTCAATCTTGTTTATTAGGTATCACTTCAAAACCTAAAAAAGAGTCAGCACAATACTTGAATATTTGGATTAACAGACTTGAAAATAATACTAAATTATTTTGGAGTATGTGTTCTCATGCAAGTAAAGCAGTTTCTTTTATTGAGAAACTACAAAAGAAATCAGTTAAAAAACTGAAAAAAGCAAGTTAGTTAATAACTCCCTCTCTAGCCCCATCATCATTAATTTGGTGGTGGGGTTTTTTTTTGTCACTTATCTCATTATGGTTTATCCCTTATCATAGGTGTACGCATAAATCAATAAAATTTTTGTTTATAGAATCCAAAATGTCTTGATAAGTCATCTAACACTTCTCTTAATCTACTTCCCATATATCTTTGATCAATATGTAAAATGTTTCTTGTTTGTTTTAATGAATAATCTTGACCACAAATGTAAGAAGCAATCTCAAAACCTTTATTTCCTAACACTTTATGTATCTCTACTAACTGTTCAATGTTATGCAAAGCACCATAAGAAACTTTATCTTTAGCACCACTTATAATAAATGCACCTAAATCCCTGCCTTTCATTCCTCCGATAGCACTTGATTCAAATATTTGCCTAAACTTTATTCCTGCTTTATGTTGATAATCAACTATCAAATGTTTATGAAACATATAATCAAGTCCACATTCTCTCACATTAACCATCACAAGAGTTGTATATTTTTTACCTTGTGGAGTTAGTTCGTGTCTTTCTTGTGGAACTATCAATGGTTTTTTGTCTTGATCTTTCATAAAAATTGTTTATTAATTAGTCATGCAGATAGAATTAATAGAAACTAATAAACTTTTACCATATATTAATAATCCTAGAAAAAATTTAAACATAGACAAAGTTGCTTCTAGCATAAAAGAGTTCGGATTTCAACAACCCATAGTAGTTGATAAAGATTTTACAATTATAGTAGGTCATACAAGATTTGAAGCCGCAAAAAAATTAGGAATAGAAAAAGTTCCAGTACAGATAGCTGACTTAACTCTTAATCAAGCGAAAGCATACAGAATAGCTGACAACAGATTAAATCAAGACGCAAACTGGGATACTAAATTATTGAATTTAGAATTTAATGATTTGTTATCTGAAAATGTAAATTTAGATACTTTAGGTTTTAGTAATGATGAATTAGATAATTTATTATTAAAAACTGATGAAGAATCAGATATTGACCTAAATGAAGATATAGAATCTCAAGAAGAAAGAATTAATGATGTCAAAATGGTTCAACTATTTTTTAATCCAGAAAATGACATTTTATTTAAAGAAGCAATAGAAAAAATTTCTACAAGAGATAAAATAGATAATATTTCTGATGCTGTATTGAAAGCAGTATTAAATGAAGCTTCTCAAACTTAATCCTATATTAAACGAAGAACAGATTTCTAATTTAAAAGGAACTTTTTTTACTAAAGATTTAATTAAACATCATATCACAGAAGATACAAAAATAGTAAATGAGAATGGCGACATACTTGCTGTTTTTAAAAAAAATGCTGTACCTAAAGAAGTTGTTGATAAATGTAGAAGTTCATTTAGAAAATCAATATCAGTAAGTAATAATAGAGGTCAAGCCGCAGGACCTATTCCAGATAATTATAAAATAGGAGATAAGATTGATGGTCTTACTATCGGTAAGATAATGGGAAATAGATTTTTACCTTTATTAAAAAGTGGAAAACTTTCTAAATCAGCTAAAGCAAGAGCAGTTAAGAGCTCTATAATTGGGTTTAGTGATAGATACCCAAGAATACCTTATTGTCGTACTAGTATGTGGACTCAAAGA